ATCCAGGTCCTAGACCTGCAACTAAACAACAGTGTTGCACGATCAAATGATGTGTTACGGCCAACATCGCCCATGACGACAGACAACCCATAGGTTGACCTGTACCATAATGTACGCACTCACCGGGTACCAACCCGGCAAGTCCTGTACGACTTACAAAGGGGCGATCTAAGATCCCCCTCCACAAGTCACCAATTTGGTGGCCATAGAGTATATTTAAAATCTCACTTTGTAGACGTATTGGAAGACGATCTGTTGCCGAAGACAAATCCACAGAAAACGCACAATTAGAGGCTCTAGCTTTATTGATAGAGTCTATAACTGATGCATTTTGATCAAAGGTTCCATCATTGGGAATTTTTCTCAATAACTGAAACAATTGGTCGTGGAGAGGTTTAAGGGCAGATTGTGTCCAAACATCTACAATAGCAATGATTCTAAGTTTACCCGCTGGTTCTGGTAAGCCAACTAACTTACCACAATGGATATCATCCCATTGACCAACTTGAGAGATTGGAACGACTTTATTGAATCGTAGCCTCTCGTATTCCACAATAACTTTAGGATAGTGTAGTAAAGAACGGCTTTCTGGCCTTCTGTGAAGTTCTTGGACTGCGTTTGTTGTTGAAATAAACAACTTAAGCAGAGGAGACTTAGTAGCCTCCAAATATTTGATGAACCTTCCCCTTAAGGGAAGATTTCGCCAAATTCCAATAGCGTCCACAAGAGGGGACATAAAGCTGTGTTTTACGTTAGGACCAGCCGCGGTTGATAACCGTAGGTCTGACGCTGCTAATTTCCTCACTGCCAAGTGAGAAAAGTAATCAGTGGTTGTCCTCCACACACTTAAAGACGTGAAAATACCATGAGCTATAACATCGATATAGGTCTCACTACCCTGATAAGGGGCAGTGATTGTCTCAATTTTAGGAACTATAGGAGCATCTATGACTCTGTATACGTTAAGTATACTTAGCCACATCCTGATCGTAGGCGCATGCCCACGTCGGATAGCCGCTCTATCCATTGTACCGATAAACGACGGTAAACCGTTGATTAATCGAGGCAGTGGAAGAGTAGGTTCGATAGCTCTTAAAGATCTAAAAGGTTGACCAACACAACATCTCTGTACAGCCATATGGCAGGATTTTAACCATTTAACGGTGAAAGTTTCACCATGATGATTAAAAGTTCTTATTACTAATAAGAAGAATTTATGAAAGTGTCTTAGTCTGGATGATACATCCGATAACCCTGAAGAAAACATTACGATTAATCGTAAGTTTCTCATGATCATCGACAAGAACCCTTTCGGGTCCTTGAGCGAGAACACAGTAGTTACTACCCCTGCTTTATTGGAATTACTCCCTGGAACGTTTATATTTATTCGTTTCATGTTGTAGTTTTATATAAAGTGGTTGGTAGGCTATTGTTTGACCTGTTCGACGTTGCCGTCGGGATCCAGTTCACACGAGGTGCCACCTCTGAAGTTGACTACCCAAGATCCCTTTCGGGATGCGAGATTGGTCGACACTTCACTTACTCCGAAGAGTAAGGAGCTTGGGATACGTTGCCTGGTGTCAGACAACCGTATTCGGGTTGCTAATCCGAGTGCCGCTTGC